CGCCCCGGTCGCTCCCGCGCCCGCTCCCGTTCCGGCTGGACCGCCTATTCTGGAAGCTCCGGTTGCTCCGGTTGCTCCGGTTGCTCCGGTTGCTCCGGTTACTCCGGCCGCTCCGGCCGCTCCGGCCGCTCCGGCCGCTCCGGCCGCTCCGGCCGCTCCGGTTATCATTCAGGTCACTGCCGCTCCGGTAGCCCCTGTTGACGCCCCAGTGGCCTCGTAAGGAGGTTCCAATGAGAAGGCACTTCCTACTCGCTATTTTGCTCGCCGTGCTCTGTGCGGGCTGTACCGAGGTCACAATTGACCTCCCCGGTCAAGAGCCAGCCACGGCTCCTGTTGTGACCCCTGGCCCAGGCGAACCTGAGCCCGATTTTGGACCCGAACCGGAGTTCACCCGTGAAGTCCTTTTCTTCACTCAGAGAGGCTGCCCTCCCTGTGAGAGCGCCAAACCTGATGTTGCGAAGTTGCGGAGAGAAGGGGTCAAAGTTACCGAAATCGATGTCCGTGTCAATCCTGAACTTGCTCGCAGGTATCAGATTACTCGGACGCCAACATTCGTCGTTCTTGAGGGTGGCGTAGAGGTTGAGAGGACGACTAGTATCGCCCTCTTGATTACAATCCTGGTGAAAGTACTCGCCTGGATTCTACCATTCCTCTTGGGTTAAATCTACAAGGTCAACCCTACCTCTGTGTAGGGCTGATCCTTTAAGACACTCAAAAGGTGTCTTAAAGTATCAGAGGTCAATCATCTCATAGCAAAGGACAAATCAAATGACCAATGTGTCAAAAGAAGCTGTTGTCAATCTGGTACAAGTAAAGAATATCGTTGTTGGTGCAACGGCTGTCAAAATCAACAGCCTGGGAATGCGTTTCGTGAAGGGAGTTCTTTTACGAGCACCCGGACCATCTGACCCTATTTCCAATACTGCACCTCTCTGGATTGGAAATGCTACCGTGACTGCGGATTCAAATGTAGTCACTGGTGGGTTCCCAATTCTCCCAGGTGCAAGTCTTGAAATCCCCAGTGAATTTCTGGAAGATTTGTATGCTATCTCCACAGTGGCTGATCAAAAATTAGCCTGGGTGGGAGTATAACATGAATCTCAGATACACTCCCCCTGCTGACAGAACATTTGATCCTAGTTGGTCTTTTAATTCACCTGCGGGAACCACTGGTACATTCTATATTGGTGGATTCTATTTATTTGGGTCAACCAGTTTCGTTCCTGCGGGTGGGACAACTTTAGGGACAGCTAATATAGCATATGGAGCCCATGCCTTCATAGTACTAGGTGCCACTTCCACAAATATGGTAGTAAGGATTACTGGGACATCTGTTGATGATTCCGGTGCTAGAACAACTTCAGACACTCAAGACCTTGATACCAGTAGTGGTGCTCTCAACGATTATTTTGAGACAACAAAGAAATGGATTGGACAAATTTCTTTTAGTCTCTTGAGTGGAACTGGTGTTGCAGTCAACAGTGGATTGTGCAAATATTGGGATAATCATAATCGAGATTTTAGAGTTATTGGTCTTGAAGTGACCGGTACTGGTGGGGGCAATGATTCGGCACCCAATTTTAGTGCTATCCGCCACCGCCCAACCGGATGGACTTACAATGTTGGATCGACTCCGACCCGCCCATCTTCTATTATCGATATGAACACCGATTACAACACGGAGATACAACTAGCTACTGGTCAATCCTTTGCGTGGAAGCGAGTGGGACTCAGCGAAGTTATCGCAGGAGGTCTACATGAAGGTTTCATCGGTGAGATTGTTACCACGGCTAACAGAGCCATTGAATCTCTTGATTGGACACTTTCGATACTGTCGCTTTAATCTGAAGGAAATCAAATGAAAATCGAACTGCCGAAATCTAATCACCCTCTCATCCGCTTGGATGTTGCTTATCCTGAGGGGTCATTTCAAATGACTCTAGCTGACTCGCATATCGAAGCTGACGTTTGTCTTCCCGAGGGTGTGGACGAAGACGATGTCGAAGTTCTCGCTACATGGCTCGATGGTGGCAACAAGCCTGTCGGTGAAGTCATGGTGCTGAAGGAAATCGAGTCCGAGGACGAGTCCGAGGACGAGCCCGAGGACGAGCCCGAGGACGAGCCCGAGGACGAGCCCGAGGACGAGCCCGAGGACGAGCCTGAGGACGAGCCTGAGGACGAGCCTGAGGACGAGCCTGAGGACGAGCCTGAGGACGAGCCTGAGGACGAGCCTGAGGACGAGCCTGAGGACGAGCCTGAGGACGAACCCTTGGGCGAACCCTTGGGCGAACCCTTGGGCGAACCCTTGGGCGAACCCTTGGGCGAACCCTTGGGCGAACCCTTGGGCGAACCCTTGGGCGAACCCTTGGGCGAACCCTTGGGCGAACCCTTGGGCGATAACTGACATCTCTGGGGAGAGAATCATGAAATATTTGCTTAGTATCGGTTTGTTGTTCATGATGATTGGTATGGTCCAAGCCCAGAAGATTCCAGCATCGGATAACTTTTTTCGTATGGAGTTGGGACCAGTGCAGAATGACGGAATTGGAAACCTATCTGAAATGCTCAATAGGCTCCACGATCACAGTTACATCTCTGGTGAGAAACCTGTCGGAAGTGGTCATTATGCTGCACACAGATTGAACAACGAACTTCGTGAGAAGTACAGATGTAGTGTAACATACATTACTGGTGGGTGGGCTTTCAAAATCCCCTACCTTAATGCTCCGTTCACTTTGGAAGATATCATCAAGAGGGTTGATTATACTCTGCCCGGAGACGGTCTCCCAGTGAAACATTGGAATGACCAACCGTCTTATCTCCTTGATGAACTGGCAGCTTACATCAACGGGACTATCGTTGGTCTCGAAGCCGGACTCGCCGGTACAGCATCCATCCAAATGAGTGCTCGAAATTCTGTCATCTTGCTCCACTTCGTTCAAGAATTGACTGTCATGTCGAAAGAGGCAGGTTACTCGCATGCCGAAGACCTTGAACTCTTCTTCCAACATTACCTCCGAGTTTACAACACTCGGATTGCCCCTCACGTCTAGGAGAAACCAAATGAAGGCAGCCCTAATCAAACTGGGAAGGAAGTTGCTAAGAGCCCTCCTGTTGAAGGCTTTGATACGAAAATTGTCACGGAAGTAACATGTGGTCGAAGATCACACTCGACGACTGAGTGAAGTCGGTACTGTGGAGGTGATCCTATGGGTTTGATGCAAGAACTTAGATTAGCAATTGCGGATGGGCTTCAAAATCAATCACTGACAGATTGTTTGAGATGGGCAAAGCATCGAAGAGTAATGGGTGGTGATTTTGCTGGACCTTACTCAACAAAGTATCATCCTTGGGTCAAGGAAATGCACCTCAGCAAAGCTCCTTTCAATTATTGTATGAAAGCCGCCCAGTTGGGGCTGACAGAATGTATTATAAATTGGGCCTTCTTTAATCTTGATATGTTGGGGAAGGACGTATTGTATGTTCTACCTACCAGCCGCAATGCTAGTGACTTCTCAAGATCACGTTTTAATACTGCCCTCAAGCTTAGCCCATATTTGAAAAGTCTCTTCACCGACACAAACTCAATCGAATTAAAACAAGCTGGTGCTAACACACTTTACATTCGTGGTAGTCGTGGTGACGCCAACTTGAAATCAATTCCAGTCAGTGTATTGTTGCTGGATGAACTTGATGAAATGAGTCAAAGAGCTATTAACTTAGCCTTGACTCGTTTGGATGGGCAACTTAGTAAAACGGTATGGGGTATCTCTACCCCAACTGTGCCGAATTATGGTATCCACAAATTGTTCAGGGACAGTACCCAAGAGAACTTTGTATTCAAGTGTCCTTGCTGTAGCCGTCTAACCAGACTTATCTGGCCTGATTGTGTTGAAATAATCGGCGAGGGTGTTCACGACCAACGCTGCCATGAATCCTTTCTCAAATGTAAGGAGTGTGGAGGTAAACTAGACCATGCGGCTAAACCTGATTGGCTCAGCAAGGCTACATGGGAGGTCGGCAATCAGAATGGTAACCCGGATATTCGAGGTTTTGCTATTTCGCAACTGTACTCCTTTACAGTCAAACCAGGCGAATTGGTAATGGCTCACTTCAAGGGCTTCGGCGACGAAGCTGCCAACGTTGAGTTTCATAACTCGAAACTTGGACATCCTTTCATCGGCGACGGTGCCAAGATCACTGAAGATGACATTGAAGCCTGCATCAAGGGTCACTCTAAAGAAGACACAAGACCAACCAGCGGTGATCGTATTATTACCATGGGTGTTGATGTTGGAAAATTCAGTCATGTTGAAATCACCGAATGGTTTTTCAATAAATACTCCAATGACCTGAATGTGGCTGCTACCGCCAAGGTATTGTATGAAACAAAATTCAGCGAGGAGGATTTCGATCAACGTCTTGATGAATTGATGCGAGAATTTCAGATTCAGGCCTGCGTAATTGATGCGGACCCACAGATTATGGAATGCCGGCGTTTTGCTCGTCGCTTCCCTGGCTATGTTTGGCTTTGCCGTTTTCGTCGAGGGGTTACTGCAAAAGAAATTTCGGTAAGCGATGATGACAACTTCAGTCCGATAGCTACGGTTGATCGCTCGAATTGGTTTAGTGCAGCATTGGGAAGATTCCGTCAACCCCGCCGCATCATGCTCCCTCGTGACATATCAATGGAATATCGTCAACACATACAAGCCCCGATTCGTGCATACGTTCGAGAAGGCTCGGTTGAAGAGAAACGTAAACGACAAACAGACAACCTTGTTTCAAAATACATCTCCACCGGCCCTGACCACTTTGCTCTTGCTCGCGTGTATAGTGAAATTGCTCTACCATTTGCGGCAAGTCTCACTCAAGGTGAGGATATCGCTAAGTTCCTCTAAGGAGACATCAATAATGCCTAAAAAGAAGATAGTTGATTTCCGCATCCCTGGATATCTTACCTCAACGCTCAATTGGGTAAAGTACAGGTTGACATACAAAGGTGGTGAAGAATTCCGGCGGAACTATTTGGAAAAGTTCACCTCCCGAGAAACTACCGAACAGTATAATACTCGAAGAGACCTCACCCCGATTCCAACTTTTGCCAAAGCAGCCGTCAATGATATTCGGAACGCTATCTATCAACCGATGATTGATATCGTACGCCGAGACGGTAGTGAGGCATACTTGAATGCCGTTGCTGGTAAAGATATGGGAGTTGACCGTCGTGGTGCAAGCATGAATGCTTTCATGGGTCAACAAATTCTGGAAGAACTGTTGGTGATGGGAAGCGTAGGTATTTTTGTTGATGCCCCCGAAATTGCATCCACAACAACCCTCGCCGATCTCGGAGATTTTCGTCCTTTCTTGTACCCCTACAAAGTTGAGGATATCCTTAGCTTCGCCTGCAATCAACCTGAGCATCCTTCTGAATTCAGTTCTTTGCTTTTGAGAGACACTGTTGTTAATTATGACAGTGCTTCAGGGTTGCCCACGGAAGAGACGGACAGATACCGACATCTCTGGATTGGTGACAATGGTCTGGTAAACATTCAATTCTACAATGAAGACGATGACCCCACCGATAGAGACGGAAACCCTGCGGGTCCAGTTCAGATGAATCTGAATCGTATCCCATTTGTTCTTCTCGACATTGGTGAGAGTCTTTTGGTAGACGTATGTGAGTACCAAATCGCCTTGTTGAATTTGAAATCTTCTGATGTGAATTATGCACTATTAGCCAACTTCCCGTTTTATACCGAACAGGCTGATATGCGAAAGTTGGGAAGCCATCTCAAGAATACAGCCAATCCCGATGGGACAGCAACATCAGGGGGGCAAGGAGCCCATGACAAGGAAGTCAAGGTAGGAGTTACTCAGGGTAGACGTTACGACAAGGATACCGACCGACCTGGATTCATTCATCCTTCCAGTGAACCTCTCAAGGCGTCAATGGCTCTCCAAGCGGAGATGAAAGATGATATCAGACAACTGGTAAACCTGGCAGTAACAACTCTCGCTTCACGGGCATCTGCGGAATCCAAGTCGATGGACAATCGTGGTCTTGAAGCTGGATTGTCATACCTTGGTTTGAAACTCGAAGCTGCTGAACGACAAGTCACCGAGTTCTGGGCATCTTATGAACAAGCAGAAAAGAGTTCTCGGAAGATTGCTACCATTAAGTATCCGGATAGATACAGTCTCAAAAGTGACGAAGACCGTATCACAGAAGCTGGGAAACTTAGTGATGTCATCTTGGGGACACCAAGTGCGATCGCACGGAAAGAACTTTGGAAATCTGTTGTGATGACCTTACTAGGTGGGAAAGTAAGCCCCGATAGAATTGCAGAAATCATGGCAGAGATCGATGAGTCGAAATTCACCACCGCTGATCCTGAAGTAATCATTGCCGCAAAAGATGCTGGTCTTGTTGGAGAACAATTAGCATCCATTGCTCTTGGTTTCCCCAAGGATGAATACCTCCAAGCACGCGAAGATCATGTTGCACGACTAACATTGATTGCAGAAAAGCAAGGTGTTATCGATGTAGCTCCTTATGGTGCAGCTTCAAGAGGTGTTGTCGATCTTGATGATAATCCGGCGAATTCTGGCTCGGATGAAAAGGAACTGAGTCGGAATACCGATTTACAAGATACCACCAAGGATCGCACCCGGGGTGCTGGTCAAAACAATGAGGAGTCTATTACCAGTGATTATTATGGAACCCTTGTGGAAGCGGATGAGTACTTTGCTCTCCGTCTTCGTGAGAGAGCATGGACCAGTGCTGATACTACTGATAGACCCAAAGCTCTCTGGGCGGCATCAGTGATCATTGATGCGTTGAATTTCAAGGGATACAAGAGTACTGTTTACACGCTCTTGGCAGCAAACCCAACCGCAACTGATGAAGAGATTCGAGAAGCTGAAGCGGCTCAAGACTTGGAGTTCCCTCGCGGGGCTGACTTGGTAGTTCCCGAAGCCATCCGAAGAGCAACCTACGAGATGGCCCATGAGCTTCTCGACGGAAAAGACCCTGAGTTGGAATTGGAGACTCTTGGAATTATCAGTCAGAGTTATGCAGCCGTGCGAACATCTTATTCCAGAAATCAGGTTCCTATTGAACATATCATCAATGGGGTGCCAAGTTCTCAAGCTTGGCGTTGGTTGCGACCCTTCCTTCGTGAAGATGATGCCATTGTACTGGCACGAATTAGTTAGGAGAGCCAAATGGCATTACTTTGGATAGAAGGTTTTGAGGGAGTTGGAGAAACTACTAGTAGTGCTCCTTCCCCTGCTGGAATCATCAACAGAAAGTACCCAACTGTTTCGGGTGAATCCCTTATGTCAATCGAAACAGGTCGTTTTGGTCGTTGTTTGGAGATACCTAGTGGTACTGAATACATTCAGTCGGCTAATTTAACAACTGATACTACCCTTGTTTTGGGTTGTGCTATTAGGGTGCCAAGTGTTCCAGTAGCATTTGCGTCTAGGTTGCTTGCTCTCCATTTTGGAGGGACACAATGTATCATTCTTGCTCTCAATGTTGATCAAACTTTTTCAATTTTTCGAGGTCCTTCTATACTCGGAACTTCTGTGAATGGGATTTCCATAGAAACCTGGTATTACATCGAACTCAAAATTTTGACTGATGGGAGTGCTGGAAGTTATGAACTTCGAGTTAATGGTTCAACTTGGATTATTGGAAGTGGCATTGGAACTACTTACCTTGGAAATCCATATTTGAATTCTTTTCGATTGCAGCCACCCCCTGTCTCACCTGTGGTAGCAATTCGATATGATGACATCTATCTTCTTGATGGTTCGGGTCCCATAAATAATGATTTCCTTGGAATCCGGAAAGTCGAAATGATACATCCAGATTCACCTGGTGATGCCTCAGAGTGGACACCCAATACAGGTGCTAACTGGGAAGCTGTGAATGAAGAAGAATTGGATGGAGATGCCACATACGTGGAAGCCTCAATTGTGAAAAAAGATTTGTACAATTTTGGTTCAATCTCAGATTTAGCCACTATTGATGGAATCCAAATCATGGCTCATTCGAGGGTGACTTCAGGAAGTATGGATTTACATGTTGTCACCAAGTCTGGAGCTACCGAAGTAGAATGTGCTTCTGAAACAATTGCCTCAACAACTTATATCACAACTACCTGTTTGAGGGAAGTTAATCCTGACACAGCAGCTAAATGGACCAATACCGAAATAAATAGTGCGCAATTTGGCCTGCATGCTCACCCTTAACGTGTTGGTACTGGTATGACAATCCATGTTTCAATGCAGAATGTTGAAGTGTTAGGATTTGAAGCTCCTAACCTGCATGTTTCAATGCAGAATGTTGAAGTGTTAGGATTTGAAGCTCCTAACCTGCATGTTTCAATGCAGAATGTTGAAGTGTTAGGATTTGAAGCTCCTAATCTGCATGTTTCAAAAATCTGTATTGAAGTTTTGTTAGACCAACATTTTCCAAGGGGACTTGTTCCAAAATACTACGGAACTATTCATGGGGCGGACGAGTATTTTGCTCAACGTCTTCATGAACAAACTTGGTCGAGAGCAAAAGCAACCGACCATGAGAAAGCCCTCTGGGCTGCTTCACTGATTATTGATGCACTCAACTTCAAAGGAGACAAGCATTCTGTCTATGAAGTCTTGCAAGCAAATTCTAATGCTTCGGCTGAAATCATTAGAGCAGCAGATGCCTCGCAAGTTTTAGAATTTCCACGGGATGCTGACACGGAAGTTCCAGAAGAAATTCGTGTGGCAACTTATGAAATTGCCCACTCACTACTCGACGGGAAAGACCCCGACCTAGAACTCGAAGCCTTGGGTATTGTCAGTCAAAGTATTCAAGACACAACAACGAGTTATAGCCGGGAGCAAGTCCCAATTGAACACATCATCAACGGTATACCTAGTACGCAAGCTTGGCGTTTGCTACGATCGTATTTACGCGAAGATGATGCCATCATACTCTCTCGGATTTCTTAACCGAGAATCACGTTCACTGACTGCGTAAGTCAGGTTTACAATGGCCATACCCAGGTTCACCGCTACTGGTATGGCTTAACATTCAGCGGGTATCGTTTGGAGATTTTCCATGTTTTTTGAGAAGAACTTGTACTTGGCCGTTTCTGAAATTTCTTGTTTTGACAACGAAGGTGACACAGGTGCTGGTGACACAGGTGCTGGTGACACAGGTGCTGCTGATCCTGGTGCTGCTGATCCTGGTGCTGCTGATCCTGATGATAAGAAGCCTACCGAGAAAATGCACACCACTGATGCTGTCAACAAGATTGTTGAAGAGCGCCTTGCCCGAGACCGTAAGAGTCGCGAAGCTGTCCACAAGGATGCGTTTACCAAGTTGGAATCCAGCTACAATGAACTCTTGGAGGTCAAAGGTCTTTCTGACGAGGGACGGGCAAAAGTTGAATCCCAGTTGGAGGAAGTCAAGAACCAATTGCGGACGAAAGAGGAAAGAGCTAAGCACGAGAAGGACAAACTGCAAACGTCGTTTGAAAAGCAGTTGACAGAGGAACGAGCCGGCCGTGAAATGTGGGAACAACGCTTCCGCGATTCAAGTATCCAACGATCCTTACAGGATGCAGCGGTATCTAACGATGCCTACAATGCCGACCAGGTAATGCGTCTGCTTCGCCCCTTGACGAGCTTGAAGCCTGTTCTGGATGATGCAGGAAAAGAGACTGGTCAGTTTCGGGCAATCATTGACTTTCCCGATCATGATGAGACGGGTAACGAAGTCACTTTTTCTGGTAATCCAGACGAGATTGTAAAGCGAATGCGCGACCTCAAATCGTATGCCAATCTCTTTACGCCCAATGTTGTTGCTGGTCTGGGTGCCAACAATGCTACCGGTGGCATACACACCGGGTCTAATGGTCAAATCGATGCTTCCACGCTGTCCACAGCCCAGTATCGAAAAATCCGTGCGGAGACACCCGAACTCCTTGGATTGAAAGCCAAAGACTGACCATTCCGTCGGGGTACTGAAAAACCAACTTTGTAAACCCGTTCTTATGGAGAACACACAATGAATTCTTGCTACCTTTGCAACTCGGAAGTTGCCTGTTTCGCCAATGACAATGACGCCTTCGTGCCTGAGAAGTGGGCGCAGGAAGGTCTGGCAATCCTTGAAGAGAACATGGTGATGGCTCACCTGGTTCACCGGGATTTTGAGGACGAAGTTCAGCGTTTCGGCGATGTGGTCAACACACGTCGGCCGAACAAGTTCAAGATTGACCGTAAGGTCGATGGCGATACCCTGACCTACCAAGATGCCGTCAGCACTAACGTGCCCGTCACTCTGGACCAGTGGTTCACGATGCCTTTCACCATCTTCGATGGTGAAGACAGCATGAGCTTCCAGGACTTGGTTCAAATCTACCTGCACCCGGCCATGCTCGCCATTGCCAGTGGTGTTGACCGTTCCGTGACCGGTCAGGTTCAACGATTCTTCGGTGGAGTGTCCTCCCGAGTTGGTCGTTTGGAGAACCTCGCCGCCGCGACTTCCAACGAGACCGTGTTGGAAGCCCGTCAGGTGTTGAATGACAACCTGGCTCCGACAGACGCCCAACGGCACTTGCTTCTGACTTCGGCCAGCGAGACGGCTCTTCTGAAGAATGACATCTTCGTGAAGGCCAACGAGCGGGGCGATGGTGGAACGGCTCTGGAGATGGCTCGACTGGGCCAAATCTATGGGTTCAACACCTGGATGGGTCAAAACGTGCCGAGCCTCGTCAGCGGAACCACAATTGCCGGTACTGTGACTGGTGCTGAGGTCGCTGGCGAAACTGGTGTCCTGGCTTGCACCCTTGGTGCCACCGTTGTGGGTGAGTTCATCAACGTGGCTGGAAACGACCAACCCACGTACTGTACTGCCATCACGGCTGCCACAACTGACTTCACCCTCAATGAGGCTCTGAAGTACGCGACTGGTGCCGGCGCTGTCTGCACGGCGTACACGTCGGATACCGTGGACCACCCGAGTGCTGGTACGTATGCCATTGGTTGGACCAAGGCTATCCAGATGGACAATATCGCCTACTGGAATATTGGCCAACTGTGTGCTTTCGGTACTGGTGCTGCTCGTCGAACCTACACGGTCATCGAGATCAATGGTGACAGTGTCTACCTCGATCGTCCTCTGGAAGTTGCCGTCGCCGATGCTGACGCTGCCTTCCCGGGTCCCCAGGGTAACATGAACCTGGCATTCCACCGTGAGGCCCTTGCGTTGATCACACGTCCTCTCGCCTTGCCGCGAGCCGGGACTGGCGTCCAAGCCGCTGTCGCTTCCTACAACGGAATCTCGATGCGGATCACGATGCAGTACAACCAGTCTGCTGGTGGTACTCAGGTCAATTGCGACATGCTCGCTGGTCTGGCTGTGCTTGACGCCAACCTCGCGTGCGTCATGCTTGGGTAGATAATGTTCAAGGCTTACCCACCGGGAGTTTCCCGGTGGGTGGCCTTTCTTTTCACAATTTGCCAGGGAACAGAATGATGATGATGGATTTTCTTTTCGCCTTCAATGGACTGTCGGAAATGAGTTGGCTTTTTCAAAATTATGGGCCATTTATAGCGGCAGTGGTATTCTTCATCTGGCGCGATTATCGTCGCGAAGACAGACTCTCAACACGAATCAAAGAACTTGAGGAAGAACAACGTGAAGTCATTCTCCCTCTCGTGAAAAATTGCACGGAAGTAATTACCAAGAACACTCAAGTGATGGAACAAAATGTAATGGTGATGGATCGCCTGAACCGTGTCATTGATCGGACCCTCAATTAAGCGAGACCGCCATGTATCCTGCCGAATTATCTCTCAAGCGTACTATTCAGCGGACGCTTTATATGATGAAGCGACAGTATGGTGGCTCCATCGACATCTACACCATAATCAGTTCAAATACGAACCAAGAAACTGGTGTGACAACAATCGTAAAGGATGTAGTCCATGTCGATCGTGCAGTCGTACTACCCGCCCGAATGCAAAAAGAGGTGAAGAAAAGTATCTCTCAAATTTCTGCAAACAAGAAATTTGTAGTTGGCGGGACATACGATGCTGGTCGTCGCATTTTCATCATCGACCGTGATGACACTCCTAGTCTTGATATCACCAACAACTCCTATCTTGTTTATCGTGCTCGGAAATACGAGATTGAATCGTTTCAAGAGTATGAGTTTGAATCAGGTTGGATTGTTGTCGGGAGAGAACTCGTTGGAGAAGTTCCGGAACAAATCCATCTTCTCAAGGCTGATAGTCTTCTCGATATACAGGGAGACAACAATGTCAGCTAACCCTAATTGGGCTCGATGGATATTCGCCTCTATCGCCAAGAATCTGAGTGCAGTTGCTACCACCAATAGCATTCCAGCGATTGTTGAAGGAATCGATGATGAGAC